CCTAAATCTATTAGTGTTGATCTGGTAGTCCGTCTGGAAGTTGAGAAGGGATCAGCAGGATACGATAACTCTTTTGGATACTATCTTGCAAGTCCTGATGGTCCTCAGTGGGGCATGATTGTTGTGCCTAGTGCCAAGAGTGCGAAGGATTCTTTGGACGGTGGCAATGAGTATGCAACTGTCACTGTCCCTGCAGCAAAACTAGAACAGTATGCTGGTGGGACGATGGGATTTTTCCTCCTCCCTGATGGTAAAGGCCGGAACTCAGGGTTGAGTCAGAATCAGGAGATCGACTTTAATTCTCATAGTAGTGGTTACGGTCCTGGTTTCCGTGGTAATGGGATTGGCACAGCAGAGAATGACTATACTCTCTTCTCCGATCGTGAATGGAATCCAGAAGATCAGAAGGACTTTACTAAGTGGAAGGGTGCCAATAGACAGATGTGGGAAGACCTCATCGATGGTGATGATGACTACGATGACTTGCATCTATGGCATCAAGTAGAGTGGTCAACATTCCCTGGATATATCTACGAGGGTGTGCAGTGTTGGGTCTATGATCAGGATCGTCCCGAGCCAATCAACATTAACATTAATCTAGAGCAGCAATGTGAGCAGAGAGATTTCAACACCAGTTTCGCTGATGTTACGATGACACGTCAGGGATGTGGTAGTGCATCTCCTGTTGTGTATGGTGAGTATGATCCAAACATAGACTGTAGTAAGTGCTCTGGTAGTGTCTCCCATGCTCAGGGTAGAAATCAAAAGATTACTTGTAAAACACCAGGCAAATATAGAATTAAGTCTTACGGTGGCACTACAGGAGGGTCTTCAGGTGAAGGAATCCGATGGAGAATGACATTCAAAAAGAATGGTGTTGTGCTAACAAATCGTAGGTGGACTGGATCACATTGGCCAGCTATTGGTGGAGACATATATGATCAAGAGATTACTCTTGAGCGTGGGGATAAACTGCAGTTTAAATTGGATACTATTATCAGTGGACCACCTACGGGGCAGGTGACACCTTACATCGGTATATTTAATGTTGATAAGGGTGAATTCTCATTCAACTTTGCTGTAACTTTAAACACACTTGCAGGTGATGATGCTCTGGCAGAGATATCTGCCCTCAGTGCCCTCCCTCAAACAGGTATTGGTACAGTGATGGGTCTAGACATGCAGTTTTATCCTATGGCAGGTGCTGGTCAGGCTAGAGGTGGTGAGGGTAAACCTCGTGCTGGTAGTAATGTTGCTGACAGTTGGCATCAAAATGCCAAAGACAATAAGAAGTCACTCGGACCTAAGCAAGCAACAACTGAGGTAATAGTAAACGCTAATCCAGTAGCTATGCATGGGTTGCTGCAGCAAAATCCCTCAGTATTGGGTGGAAATAATAGGAATCGACACAATCCATTGCTTCCTGACATCACTGGAGGTTATATTGACACAGGATATGTTGAAGATACTGAAGCATCTTATAGAAACGAAGGTAATAAGGGATTCCGTGTGCAGACATTTGGTGCTGACTATAGGGAGTTTCTCACTCGCCACTTGATTACTAAGTTTGAGACGGTTGGTGGCACACTTCCTCAGGCAGAAGAGTTTAAGAAGTCTTCTCCTATTCACTTCGCTAAGCAGGAACGTCCATGGTATATGGTAGGAGATCTTGAATCAACTGCAGCGTCAGTATATGGAGGCACTGGTCAGAGTTTCTTCAGTCCTAATACATTCATACATGATTACTACCTAGATAATAATGCTGAAAGTGATAACATTACCGATGCTGCTGAGGCAGCTCAGTTAGCAAAGGTAAGAGTTGCATTCACATTCTATTCAACCAAAGGTGTGCCCGATGACAAAGATGATCCAGAAGGTGGTAATAAGTATGCCCCTAGATGGTTCTGTGCAATTTCTGTAATGAGTGTATTGCAATTCGGGACTGGGTATTCTAAGGGTCAGGAGTTTGATCTTCAATGGCCCCCTGAAAGATTGAGAAGTAATTCTAGGAGAGAAAACTATAGTCCATCAGAGGACGATGCAGTCTCTCCTTACTTCCCTGATCAGGTCCAGGATGAGCATGATCTTCCTAAGAAACTCAGAGCATTCTATGAGGGAAGTGAGGTCAAGAGGGTTGCTAAAGAATCTTTCTATCAGGAATCCCACAACAAAAACTCACCAGTATGGTATACTAGCTCTGTGCTTAACAAGCATCGTGTTAGATTTAAATTAATCATCAACCAAATAACGTAATTATGTCAGTAGGATTTGGAGAAGAGAGGGCAGCAAGATCACTTGAGAAGTCCTCCCGTGAATTAAAAGCACTCCGTAGGGTCATCGAAAAATATAAGGATGATCCTAAAGGACGTATTAAAATGATGAAGAAGATGAAGAAGTATTGGAGATCTAATCTCTCGATTGTTGATGGCATGGACCACAAACCGCAGACTACTGAGGACTTTGGTGGTGGGTTTGTCCCTGTAGGTATGGTTGATGATCTAGAATGGATCAAGAAGACCATGGGTGTGGATGTTGAAAGCGAGGAGAGAGGGGAAGAATATGAAGAAAGTCTAACGGATGAGCAAATATCAGGAGTCCGTGATATGATAATCAAGTCCAAGCAACCGATCGGGGAAGATGATCAACCTACACCAGAAGTATAATCACTATCTAAAAACTGATAAGATTCTGGATGAAGGTGGTGTCCACGAGAAGGTTATCACCTACGGGTGGACGGACGATGGTAAAGAGTTAACTGGTTACTATGTCTTGACAGAATGCCACGCTCTATACTATAATTTAAAGGAAGAGTTGATCGATAAGGAAAACCGTTGTCCAACTGGCACAAGGCGTTGACCTTTTAAAGAAAAACTCTTATAAATAAATCGCTCTGGTCTTTACAGAGTGTAACAAACGGGACAAGTCGATGTCTCTATTCATCTGCGGGTAACCATTCCGCAAGTAACTAAAGGTAAAAAACTAATGATCAAATCTGTATTCGCAGCAACCGCTGCTCTGTCCATGTCCGCTGGCGCTGCCCTTGCAGGTCCTTATGTTAACGTGGAAGCCAACTCTGGTTTCACGGGATCGGATTACAACGGAACAAATACTGACCTTCACGTAGGTTATGAAGGCGCTCTGGGTGAGTCTGCTTCTTACTACGTCCAAGCAGGCGCTACTGTGCTCTCCCCTGACACTGGCGAAGGCGAGACTGTCCCTTCTGGTAAGGCAGGCGTTGGCGTTGCCCTTACGGACGCTCTGGGTGCCTATGGCGAGATCAGTTTCGTTGGCAGTGGTGACAGCAACATCGACCGTGGATACGGTACGAAGTTGGGTGTGAAGTATTCCTTCTGATATATAATATACGGAATCTGATGCTTTCGTTGGGTCCTTAGGGACCCTTTTTTATTCAGCAATTTTAAAACATTATGGCAGCGCCAAAATCAACAGCAATTTACTCACGTCCTGGGTGTCCTTTCTGCACAAAGATTAAAGAAGTATATCGAATGAAGGGATGGTCCTTCTCAGAGTTTGTTTTGAATGTTAACTTTACTAGGCAGCAATTCTATGCTGAGTTTGGTAATGGAGCAACCTTCCCACAGGTAATCATTAACGGACAGAAGATGGGAGGAGCAACTGAAACAGTCAAGTATCTGAGAGAATCAAAACTACTGTGAAGGATCACACAACCCACTAAATAGTTTCAATATCGGAGGCATCAATGGCTGATCTTACGTTTCTATACATTGCCTTCTTCCTTACTCTAGGAGCATTCCTCCTAGGGTTTATCTCATCCTGGAATCTGAAGTCAATTTTTGACGAGTGGAAAGAGCGAGCAGAGTATGCTGCTGTCGTCATGCATCCCGAGATGTATGATGATGACGGTGAGTTGACAGATCAACCACTCTACTACTTGCGCTTCCACGAAGAAGATGATATGATTGATGATGAGGACTAAACTCTACCTGAAATAACTATGAAACTGATGATTTCTGAGGTGCTTCAGAAAGCACATAATGCAAAGACCAAAGCAGAGAAAGTACAAATCCTGAAGGATAACAACAGTCAGACACTACGCTCTATCTTCATCGTCAACTTTGATGACTCGGTGGTACCTCGTGTGCCACCAGGTGAAGATGTCCCTTACCGTCCTAACGAGGCACCTAAGGGCACAGAGCACACACTGCTAGAGAAAGAAGGACGTAAGTTGTATCGCTTCTTTGAAGGTGGTGACGATACGTTGTCTACAATGAAGATCGAGAGCATGTTTATTCAAATGCTTGAAGGACTTCATGTGTCTGAAGCAGAGGTGCTTGTTAAAGCAATCAATAAGACTCTTCACAAGAAGTATCGAGTCACCTTGGCGGTGGTCAAGGAAGCATTTCCAACTATCGATTGGGGCGGTAGGTCTTGAGTAAGATTAAAGTCCTACAAGAAAAGTGTGATGCATCTGCTGCTGAAGATAGATCTTTACCCTACACAGCATACCTTGTATGTTATGAAGTAGATGGTCAAGAGACTTACGATCTCGTTACGAGTGTTAAAAACGTAGATATCTTTGACCACTACTGGGACTTGTATAAGTCAGGTTTCAAGTGGTATAAGCAATCTGAAGGTAGAGTGTCACCTAAGTTGTGGAATAACCCTAACGCAGTAACCAAATCGAAATGACAAACAACGAAGTATATCTAGACCCTCGAAGGGTAAACCAATCTCAACAACCTCAAGAAGAACCTAGATTGACAGCAGAGCAGCAAGAGATTGAGTCCAACGTTGAGATGGGTAAGGCAGTTGCCATTGCCCTGACCTCATTAGTGGTGACCCCATTTGTGTTGATGATCGTATGGAATGCAATTGTGCCTGGACTTTTTGCACTCTCTGGGTTAAACTACTTACAGTCCATGGGAATTATTGTAATTTCCAAATTGATTAGAGGAAAATGATGACAAAACCAACGGTAACTATATCAACACCAGAAGTCTGTTATGTGTCGTCTACCCCAGATGCAGAGAAGCACATGGGGTATGTTGCTAGAGTAAGTAACCCCAAGAATCAGAGAAACCCCGAGGTAGCAGGTCTCTTACGATACTGTATCAAGCATGGTCACTGGTCAGTATTTGAGCAGGCATTCATGACTCTTGAAATCAATACCACGAGGGGATTGGCGGCTCAGATCTTGAGGCATAGGTCCTTCACGTATCAAGAGTTTTCACAGCGGTATGCCGACACAAACCTACTCGCAGAGACCATCCCTGTCCCTGACCTTCGCTCTCAGGACACTAAGAATCGTCAGAATTCTAATGATGACGTTGATGAGCAGGAGAAAGCGTTTCTCCAGGGTAGAATCTCACAATATTTTAATGAAGGTATGGATCTCTACAACGAGTTATTGTCTCGTGGTATTGCTAAAGAGTGCGCTCGTTTTGTGTTGCCTCTTGCTACGCCTACCAAAATCTTTATGACAGGTTCTGTGCGTTCATGGATCCATTATATAGAATTAAGATCTGCTCACGGCACACAGAAAGAGCACATGGAGATTGCTGAGTTATGTAAGGGACACTTCAGTTGTAAGTTTCCTATCGTTGCCAAAGCAATGGACTGGTGTGAAGACTGTGACTGTCCTGATGATTATGCAGACTGTCTACAACCCGCACTGAGGATTGATTAATGCCTACATATAACGTAGTAAATAAGACTACGGGAGAGAAACAAGAGTTTAATATGTCAATGGTCAAGTATGATCAATGGCGTAAAGATAACCCTGACTGGGACAAAGACTGGCAGGCAGGAGTCGCAGGCACAACCTACGGCGAGCCTAAGCAGTCGGATGGTTTCAAAGAGGTTATGCAGAAGATGCAAGCCCAACACCCAGTAGCAAATCTATCCCGTTACACCTAAAGTATGACCTCAACTCCAAAGACCAAGACTCGACGCCGCTCGACTAAGGCTATGACTGCAAAGCAGATGAGAAGAAAGAAACCTATTAACCTTGATCACCTGAAGGATATCAATCCTCTTACTGATAATCAGGAAAGAATCTTTAACTCATATAGTGAGGGTAAGAATCTGGTCTTACATGGTGCTGCTGGCACAGGTAAGACTTTCATTAGTCTTTACCTAGCATTGCGTGAGGTTATGGACATTGAGTCTCCATACGAGAAAGTATACATGGTCCGATCTCTTGTGCCTACTAGAGAGATTGGTTTCCTACCTGGTGACCATGAAGATAAGAGTAACCTTTACCAGATTCCTTATAAGAATATGGTGAAGTATATGTTGGAGATGCCTGATGACAATGCATTTGAGGCACTGTATGACAACCTCAGGGCACAAGAAACCATCTCATTCTGGTCCACCTCATTCATTCGTGGTGTGACCCTTGACAAGTGCATTATAATAGTAGATGAATTCAGTAACCTAAACTTCCACGAGCTTGATTCAATCATCACTCGTGTTGGTGACGACGCTAAGATCATCTTCTCAGGTGACTACACCCAGTCCGATCTCGTTAAGAGCAATGAAAGGAATGGTGTGCTAGACTTCATGAAGATCCTTGACTCCATGCCATCATTCGACTGTGTTGAATTTGGTATTGAAGACATCGTTAGATCTGGTTTGGTTAAAGAGTATCTTGTATCTAAAATCAACATGGGAATGTGAATGTTTAATTATGTCGGTCCTGCTTCTCCACTCGAAGAGTTAGAAAGTAGGACATTGAATCATGGAAGATTCTATAAGACCGATATCGGTTGGATGCCTAGCGTCACAACTGTTGTCGGTCATCATACTAAGCAGGGTATTCTTGCTTGGGAAAAGCGTGTAGGTTTCACTGAAGCAGAAAGAATCCGACGTGCTGCGTCGTGGCGTGGCACAAAGTATCATCACATTGTGGAGCACTATCTTAAGAATGAATTGGAAGAAGTTAAAAAAAGCGAGGGTCTTCCCTCGTACCTTTTTAGGTTTGCTCGTAAGGACCTTGATCGTATTGGTAATATCCATGCTATTGAAGCCCCTCTTCATTCTAATAAGCTCGGCATTGCTGGTCGTGTTGATTGTATTGCTGAGTTTGACAACGAATTAGCAATCATTGACTTCAAAACTACTACTCAATTGAAGAAAGAAGAGTATCTTGAGTCATACTTCGTCCAAGAGTCAGCGTATGCATACATGTATTACGAGATGACTGGTGTTGAAGTTGATAAACTTGTAACAATCTCAGTATCTGAGCAAGGTGACATGCAAGTGGTCCAAAAGTATGATAAGATACCATACATCAATACACTCATCGATTGGATTGAAGACTACCGTTACTACGTGGAGGGCACCAAGTGATGAAAGAAATTGAAGAAAAGTTTATGACTCAGGGTAAATTTACCTCTCTTGTTGAGTCAAGAGTTAAACAAAGTCAAGGACTTATAAATTATATTGAAGCAGTCACATCTATTTGTGAAGAGTTTGAGATTGAGGTTGAAATTGTTAGTAAACTCATCTCAAAACCTCTAAAGGATAAGATTAAGTGGGATGCACAGCAACTTAATTACATAAAACGAACAAGCAGAGGAATACTGCCACTATGACTAACGATTTTTTCAAGAGTGATGTCGTCCACAAAGAGATAGAAGAGATCCAAGAGGTTTATACAGACCTCTTGAAGATGTCTGCTGGTCTTCAGGACTTCGATCCAGCACAGAGACTAGAGCATGTGGAGAAGACACTAGAGTTGATTGCCAAGCAGAAAGTATTTTACTCTCGTTTGGCATTGGCATCTCATGGTGTCAATCCTGATGATGAAGAGAATGAGGATGCTAAATTAGTCAAGGATCGTATCGATCTATTGTCTGAGCAATACTCTGGCGGAATGAATCTGATGATGATTCTCCAACAGATGGAAGACAAACTACAAGTATGGCGTAAGGAGTTACGAAATGACGAATCCTAATGCACTCTATGAGGACATGCAGCGTCTGGATGACCTCTATGAGGAGTTGTGCTGGAGTCCAGACGATGACCTTCAATTCACCCATGACGGTGAGCGTGTGCTGATTATAAACCGCACACAGCAGGTTGACAAGACCTAAATACTATGCCATCATACGTTGGTGGCACACAAACATACCACAATACAAACACAACGGAGAAACACATGTCATTCGCAAGTCTCAAGAAGAAGTCAGGCACATTTGATAAACTGACTCAGCAAATTGAGAAGATGTCCAAGCCACAGGGTGCAGGTCCTGATGAGCGTCTCTGGAAACCTGGAGTGGACAAGTCTGGAAACGGTTATGCCGTTATCCGATTCCTGCCTGAGCCTGATGGTGAAGACCTTCCATGGGCACAAGTGTGGAGCCACGCATTTCAAGGTCCTGGTGGTTGGTATATTGAAAACTCTCTCACCACTATGAATCAAAAAGATCCAGTCGGTGAGTTGAATCGCACCCTGTGGAATAGTGGGATTGATTCTGATAAAGAGATTGCACGTAAGCAGAAGCGTAAGCTCTCTTACTACAGCAACATCTATGTTGTGAAGGATCAACTGAATCCTCAAAACGAGGGTAAAGTATTCCTTTATAAGTATGGTAAGAAGATCCACGACAAGGTGGTCTCTTCCATGCAACCACAGTTTGAGGATGAGACCCCTGTCAATCCTTT